CGTAGCGATGATGATAAAGGCAGAGGATCCTATGGATGACGTTGGTAATGCGTTTATGGAAGAGGCAAACGAGTATTTGAATGGATTAAGGACAGGAGAAATACAGTTGCCTACGTCAGTTACAGGGGATTCTCCGTATGGTGTTATAAGGGATGTTTCATATACCTCTGGTAAGATAAGGCCCATCCAGACAAGGGGATCATATTCTGGTACATACGATCTTATAAAAATTAAAATTATTGATTCTGGTGCAATAGGCACAGCTACTTATTCTGTGTGGGAAAAATCATCAACAGATTTAAAATCTACGAATATTGTATCAGCAGAAACAATTAACGGCGATTATCAACAATGTGCTGGAGGTCTTGAGGTACGTTTTGCTGGTGCAACAGATGCAACAACTGCTAACGCCAATGATGAATGGGAAATTGAAGTATATGGCGTTGGTGAGGATGTCCGCACAAGTAACGTAGGTAATATAAATATGACTCGTGGTGCGTATCATGTTGGAAAAATGCGATATAAGGGTGGTTACAAAAGAGTTGGACACAGGAAAATGAAATACTAATGGCTCTTGTACTGGGAACAAGCTACAACAACGTTTTTTATGAAAACGTTTTAAAAAAAATGCGTAGCATAATAACAACAGACAGGCCGTGCACAGTTTATATTTCGCCATCGTATAAAGATATGGGATCTTTTTCAATTAGGCTTTGGGGCACGAGTATGGAAACAGATCTAATGATGGCGAATGAATGGAGAAAACTTTATAACATGGAAATTGTTTTATATGTAATGGGAGAAAAAGCAGATGAGAGGTTTTATGAGCAGTTTTATTCAGATGCAGAGCGTTTAAACCAGTTGCTTTTTAATAATAAAACGATTGATGCGGCTACATTTCCTTGGCATGATGGTGAAGTTAGCGAGGTGTTATTTAATGAGTTTGAAGAGGATGAAGAAGAGGTAGATGGCCTACATGTGGCCAGATTCGCATTTTCATGTAGGTTAAGTAGAGCAGATTAAATTAAATTAAAGGCAATAGCATGAGTAAATCTGTAAAGAAAAAGGCCTATAAGGCCACAAAGATGTTTAAAAAAGTTATGTCTGGTGAGGGATTGCTGAGTAAAGATCAGTACAAGGCGTTGACACAGGGGAAAGCCGATGAGCTTAAAAATGTCCCTGAAAAGCAAATGAGATATTTGCTTGTAAATCAACTAATAAAAGAAGTTTAAAGGAGTATTGGTATGGCAACTAATGCATCAGGTAGAGAGTATAAATGTATTGTAGGCAAACAAGATATAGACGTATTAAATATTGGTGGAGATGGAAACCTTGCTGATGCAGATTTCGTATCTGGATCAAGATTGTTTATGCGTTTAAATCAGTTAAATAATATTAACTATGATGCCGCATTTACTACAGCATCTGTTATGAGGTCTGGTAGGAGAGCCTATGAAGATGGCGATTTTATCAGGCATTACGGCTCTGGAGTATGGACATGGGATTTTGATTATCTTGTTGAAAATGAGGTAATGCTACAAACATTATTAAGCCTCGCAACAGGCGTAGCAGATTGCACTGGTGCTATTGACATTAACTCTGGTGTGCATGATACCTTTGAGGATTTATCTCATGGTAAAAATTCAGGATCTGATAATGTTGGTATTATTTTATTAGAGGCAGGCACAAGTAATACAGGTCTTGATGCAGATGATCAGATTATGCACTCAGCCGTTTTACAAAATCTTACGCTGTCATTTTCAATGGGAACTGATGCAGGGCGTATGCACGCAAGTGGTCAATTTATGTCTGGATACGCTCCAATTATTAAAAACTCTGGAGTAACAGGAGCCGCAACAGCATCAAACTTTGAAAAGAGTATTTTTGACTTTGCATCTGGGGCTTTAACAGTTGGAGGTCATGCTGTAACATGTACAGACTTTACAATGACCATCACAAATGAGGCCAACAGGGTTGGTTTTCAGGGAACCAGTGCAGAAACAGATGGATATGTAAGAGGTGGATTGTTCGATATCAGTGGCAGTATCACTGTAAAATATGATGCAAACATGGCTGATGCATTAAGTACAGACTGGAAAGCTAACACAGCCTATGCCTTGGCTTTAAACGATGGAAGTAATTTTGATATAAGCATACCTTCGGCAAGGATGACAGGTCACAACCTTGATTTTGCAGATGAGGGAATGTTTGTAGAAATACCATTTACTGCAACTACTGGGCCTGCCGCAAGTGGTAGCCTTGCTGTAATAACAATGACCTAATTAATAACAACATGGGGGGATTATGACTGAAAAAAAGTTAAAGTCAGGCCGTAAGGTGCAAATTAAATCTATGACAGTTGATCAAATGGATGAGTGCACCGATATACCTGAGATCTTATTTAATGATGGTGCTATCAGCACTATTAAAAACTCATCAAAAGCACGCACACAGTGGATACGTTATGGCCTTGGTGGCGGTGATTTCAAAAACTACAAAGAAGTAAACAACCAGCCTACAGATGACGTTATTAAACAAATGACTCTGGCAGAAAAGGATGAGCTCATGTCTCATATACAGGATGCTCAAACTTTGGGGGAGTAGAGGGCCTGTTATTTGGAATTAACGCTGTTTGTAGCCTTTTGGGTGCACCAGACAGCAGGCCTGAGTTTGAGGCGTTTCCATACACCACAATATCTGTCTTAAAAGATGAAAAGGCAGTAACATTTTACAATAAAGATCAAGTAAGTGATTATTTATTAAGAGTTTATTATGAATCTTTAGATTATAATAACGGAGATAATTCAGGTGCAATACTTGATACATACACACAGATTCCGTTTTTTTCAAATATAAATATCTTTCTTGATGCTAAATTACAAAGCGATATTAGGCGTTATACTTATTCAAAAGACACTAATACGCCGCCGTTTGAGGGAGGGTATGGCAATACGCCAAAAATTTGGATTGATAAATATTTTATTATTAGATCAATCATAAATGAGCATGAGGTTAGAAAGGTGAAAAAGCGTGGCAACAAATAAACAGATTATAGAGTTTCAGGGTAAGGGCATTGCTAAGTTAAAAACTCAATATGCCGAATTAGAAAAAAGAACAAAAGATCTTGAAGGTGCTACAAAAAGAAATAGCAAGTCATTAGGAGGAATGGTTGCCGCCTTGGGTTTAACCACAGCCGCTTTATACGCTACATCAAGAGCAATTTCATCAACAGTCAGGGTAGGTGCTAACTTCCAAAAAACAATGAGTAATGTAGCCGCAATTTCTGGAGCTACAGGTTCAGATTTAGCCGCATTAGAAAAAAACGCAAAAGATCTTGGGGCATCTACTGCGTTTACAGCATCGCAGGTTGGAGAATTACAAACAGAATTTGCAAAACTTGGATTTACAAGCAAAGAAATACAAGGCGTAACGAAAGATACATTGGCCTTGGCCGCCGCATCTGGTTCAGATCTTGCAACATCAGCAATGGTCGCAGGTCAAACCTTGAGAGCATTTGGCCTTGATGTATCAGAAACATCAAGAGTAACAGACACTATGGCCGCATCATTTAGCAGATCGGCCCTTGATATGGAAAAATTTTCATTTTCTATGCAGTATGTTGCACCTATAGCAAGGCAAGTAGGCATAGATGTTGAGTCCACAACTGCAATGCTTGGAACATTAGCAAACGCAGGTATTGATGGATCTATGGCAGGTACTGCTTTACGGAAGATATTACTTGAACTTGGAAACGAATCATCAAAGGTAGGTAAAAAACTCGGATTTTCTGTAGAATCGTCAGAAGATTTAGAAAGAGCATTAAAGCGTTTAAACGAAATGGGATTGGGCACAACTGAAATGTCTGATCTTGTTGGGCAAAGAGCTGTTTCTGCTTTTGGAATATTGCTTAATGGTGTAGGAACAACAAATCAATTAGCAGATGGTTTTAAAAACGCAGGTGGCACGGCTCAAGAAATGGCAGATGTACAGCTTGATAATTTGTCTGGAAAGACTACTATCCTTGGTAGTGCAATGGAAGGGCTTGGTTTAAGTATTTTTGAACACTTTTCTCCAAGTCTTGAAGATGCTGTTGAGGGCATGACAAGTCTTGTGGGTACCTTTAATGATTTCATAAAAATACCAACATCAGACAAGATTATTGAGGAACAAACAGAATTTAACGCTTTAGTTGGAGTATTAAAAAATGCTAACACGGAACAAAGCACAAGAAATGAAGTCATTGATACACTGCAAAAAAATTATTCTAATTATATTGGTAATATGGATCTTGAAAGTGCATCAATCCAACAAATTGCAGATTTACAAAAAACTGCAAATGCAGAATTTGAGAAAAAAATTAAACTTGCGGCTAATGAAGAAATACTGCAAAAAGCACTTAAAGAAACAAAGGACATACAGCTTGAGCTTGCAGAGGCCGAAGTTGAACTGGCTCGCAGGCAAAATGAAAAACAGCAAGCATATAATGCATTTAGTCCATCATTAGGAAATACAAATGCAGGTTTAAGAGGCCAAGAGGTTATTGTTAATGATTTAAAAAAGGAACTTTCTGAGGCGATTGCTGAATATAGCAACTTACAATCTACATTAAATGACCTTGGATACAGTGTTGATGCCTCAAGTGGAACAATTACAACTTATGGAGATAAGGTAAAAACAGAATTTACAGAAAAAACAGAGGATGCTGGTTCGGCGGCGGCTAATGCAAAAGAAGAGATTGAAGGATTAGCTGAACTAATTGAGCTTTTAAATCCAAGATTTGAGGAGGTTGGTGGAAAAGCAATTATAACCTCAAGAATGGTATTTGAAGCACAACGCCAACAGGTTGAAGATACTCTTGCTCAATATTCTCAAGTCACCGATAATATTATGAATCTATCGGATCAATATACTGCTTTTGAGATGCAAAATATTGATAATCGAAGGCAAAAAGAAATTGATGCGGCAATGGCATCTGGATTAAATGAAGAGGCAAAACAGGCTAAAATTCAAAATATTAAAGAAAAA